CTTACCGAAGCAGTTGCACCTAAAAGAATAGCATTAATATAATCAGCAGTCAATTGAGCAGTCTTACCTGCACCAAAAGTTCCATCGAACGTAATCGTTTGATCAGCTCCACCATCAACATTAAAGATTAAAGTTTGGCCGTTAGCTGGGGCATATAATTCAGCATTTGCAGCAATGAATTTAGCTCTAGTGAATTGAGAGCCTACCGTCACCGCTTGATTTGCAACTAAAGGAGTCTTTAATTCAAGGATCCCTAGTTCTCTATTTAGAGTGTAATCACCGTTGGCTCCGACCGCTTGAGTCGTAGGCATGTTCAACCCGTTGATTGAGTTGTTCATCGAACCACCAGTAATCTGTAATTTAGATGATGCACTTAGTTTAGTTAGTGATACGAGTCTTACTTTCGTATTGTTTTCAATCGGAGCTGCTAAAACACCTGCAAGGTCGCGATTAATTACTGTACATATTTCTGCTACAGTAACTGAGGCTGGGTTTACTACATCAGATACCTGAATTGTAGCAGTTTGAGGGTTAGCAGACTTTCCATCTACGATTAAAGTTAACGTATGAGGAAATGCCCCAATAGCACTTAAATTATAAGGTGACGAATTTCTTGAATCAACTAAAGCAGTTTGGCCATCTTTATTCATCTTTACATCATCAATATAAAGATTTAATGTTACCTTTTCATCCGTAGGGAAGTTGATCTGAGCATTGGCAGAACCACCAGTAACTTGGATTGATTCATTTATATCAGCTTTAGCTGTAATTAAAACGTATTTACCAATTTGAGAAGTTCTAGCTTCAATCAAATTAGAACGGTTATTAATGATTGAAACAATCTCTTCAGCTGTAGATATTTCAGGAAATCTAAAATCAGCCGGGTTAAACGTAATAGTCTCTGAAACATTTCCTACTTGAATGTTTAAGATCAAAGCACCTGATGACATATTATATGGTTCAGATGAATTAGATTCAATTTGAGCTTTAACTATAGGGAATCTATCTATTTGAAGGCGTTGTTCTCCACCGGTCGATTGTCTCATTACAGTCTCAAAACCTTGAGATGAAAACGATGGTTCAAAACCTTGACCATCATCGATATAAACTTTAACATCTCCAGCAACATCAATTGGAAGAATGATTGAAGCCGAAACAACACGTTTAGCCGTTTCAGGATCAACTAAACCAACGATTGAATTGTAAATAGCTTGTTTAACAGCTTTAGAAACACCTTGAATGTAATTCTTGATTCGATCTCTTAATTGATCATCTGATTCTAAATCAATTCCGGTAGTAATCTTAGTTTCGTTTCTTGCGCGAGCTCCAGGAAATGGTGCATTAGGAAATGCTGCAACGCCATCGATTGATCCAACTGAAATGTTTCCGCCGGTCCCTGGTTCAACAGCCGTAATTTCGACATTAATAACGCGATCTTCACCTGAAAGTAAAATAGTATCTACATCAGTTTCAAAACGAATTTCTGCTGAAACTCCAGTCGGTGGAACGATAACGATGGTTCCTGCTGAAATGATCTCATCATTCCCTTGCTTAAGAATAACCGTTTCTTCAACAGCATGGTCTTTAGTTAATGCAGAATCAAGCGTAATTCTCCAATACGTCGTATTATTGACTGGAACCACTGAGTAGTTCACTTGCTCTTCATTATTTGTGCCACGACCAAGAATAAGAGTCCCTGATGTGGAGATTAGAACGTTTGAAGCATCATTAACATCAATTACAGTATCACCCACAATTGGGGCAGGAGACCCGGCGTAAAAGGTAGTCGATACTTTGGTAAATCCAGCAGGTCTAAGAACCGTGATGGTTCCTTTAGATTTTGCAGGTTGAACTCTTTCTAGACCGTACTCAAATGCCTTGTTATCTAGATCATCACCTGTAAGTGAATCAATGTCCACTAACCTAGAAACTTGTGCAATTTGATAATAAAGTGCAAAGTCTTGCTGAGCAACTGCTTGAGTTAAAACATCTGCAACTGAACCTGGGTTAACATCGTTCAACCCTAATTGAGAAATTAAGCGAGCTAAGATCTCGGCTTGAATTTGACGTTCTGATTTTAATCTTAATCCCATATTACACCTTTATTTTTACTGGAACTGGTATGTCAATTTGTTTAATATAAATGTTGAACTGAATATATAAAGCTCCGCCATCTCTGGTTAAAGCAATATCAGTTACCTTATTAATTCTTGAGTCTTGTAACAACGAACTAGTAATACGATCTGTTATGTCCTCAATCGGTGGAAACTTTCTACCAACTGCAAGACCTGCTCCTAAAGAAGGATACAACATAACATCGCCTGGTTCATAACTTAACTTAAGGATTGTTCCTTGAGTCATGTTATCGCCACCGGCCACTAATTCAAAATCACCACTTGATGATAACACTAAATCGAAGTCTTTGTCAATCTTAAAGTCTACTCCAAGATTTCTTTCTAACTCTGACATTCCTTTGGTTAACTTGTTTTGTTTACCTACTGGAGTTTCAGAGAATCCATCTTTTAAAGATGTCGGAATTAAAATGTTTGAACCAGCTTTTAAAACACCGTCTCTTGACTCTTTAGGATCATCTGAAATATACGGAGCTTTTAATCCATTGATTTCTACAATCTCACCCCAACGAGTAGAGTCGCCTAATTCTTTTTGAGCGAGTCTTTCAAGAGACTGACCAGCTTTTAGTTTAACTTGACGAACAGCTTGTTTAGAAGTCAATTGAAGTTGGCCATTAAATCTAGTGTTCATATCTTCAATTTGAGCATCCATCGTAGACTTAAACATTGCAGTCGTAGATAATAATAGGTTTAAACCAGTGATTGCTTCATTGAAGGCAAACAAGATATCATATTCGTCATTAGTAGTTACTTTTGAAACGTCTGCATTAAGCGTAGCTGTACGGTCAAAAATAGCATCATAGTCAGCTGAACCTAAATTGAAGAAGTCTTCAGCATTCTTCTTAACTCTTTCTAGTTCGTCAATTGCGTTCTCATAGAAGTTTCTTGGAAGTTCTGCTGCTTGGGCTTGTTCTTTAGCCGTCTCACTTAAAGTTCTTTCTGGAAATGCTCCAGCATCGATCTTAGTCATTAAAGCCCCAAGCTTTAAAAGACCAATTGAACCGTTTTGTTTAACATCGGCCTGAGCTGCAGCCATTGTCTTTTGTAATGTATTTTTACTTCCGAATAAACGTTTGTCTAATAATCCATCAATTTCAGATAAAGTCTGAGACTTACCAGTTAGTCCTAAAGTTACAGTATTTAGTAACTCACGAGCAACTATGGCTAATGCTTTAGCTGTTGAAACTGTATTAACGATTGTACGTGATGCAATATCTGCTGCAACTACAGGAACCGCCAATGCTGCCTTGATTGCAAGAGTAGCTTGTCTCATTGGTTCAAGCACTGAGTTATTATAAGTACTTTCAATTTGGCGAAGAATCCCTTGAGTTCTTAAGAATACGCCACGAGCTGTAGAGATTTTGTCTAAAGCATCATCTAAGAATGCATCAGCATCAGCTAAGAACCCTAATTTTGATTGTGGTGTAGTGAATTCGAAGTGTGATAACACTTTAAGCTCTATCTTATAGTCGTACAGTAATGATTTAGCAGCTTGGCGATCCATTTCAAATGAGACCAATTCCACAATTAGGAATTCACCGTCTTTATAGTTCTTAAAGACTAGTCTAAAGTTCTTGGCATCTGAGCCTTGTTTCTTCTTCCATTCATAATAAGTTCTAAACCAGTTTCTTAAATGGATGAATACTTCGTGGCCTGATTTATATTTCAATTCTTTAGGTTGAAAGATAGCTTCACCAGTTTTCTTATTAACTCCGCCATCTCCGCGAAATGGTGCAAGACCCGTGGTTCCTGCGATCATTAATGTCTTGTAACCCATACCATTATGGTTGGTAGTAGTTCCACCTTGAGAGGCTTTTGAATTAGTTGCAGGTTCTTCACGTTGATTAATCGACTGAGGTGCTAAAGGCAATTTAAAATCAGAGAAACCAGAAGTAAAGTCATCTGATGGATCGTCTAAATTAACAACTGAAAATGTATATGGGAAACTTAACTTCATCCAGTTCGAAGCAATCAATGTTGACTGAACCGACTTGTACGAGCTTTCATCTTGGTGGTATTCAACGACGTTTCTAGACTCGCCTTTTAAATCGGCGATGAGTCCGTTGACTGATCCGGTAATGTTATTAACCAGGTCTGAAATTCCAGGCATCTATTAATCTCCTATCTTAATCTGTTTTAGATTTTATCAACTTAAGGAAGGATGCTACCAATTGCTGAGGCCTGGTCGCCGAGAGTAGACGCGTATGCTCCAGAAGTAGCGGCTCCTGCTTCTGAGTTCTTTTGAAGTCTTAGAGATCCTCGAGCAGTATTTGCTCGATTATTTGCAAAATTATACCTTTGATCGTAATAATTAAGGGTTCTTCCAGTATAAGCTGAGGCTATTTCTGCAACTCTGGCAGTAGCCTGGCTAGATCTAGTGCTTCTTTCTGCAGATGTAGTGGTAAACCCTGCATCTGAAATATCAGTAGAAATAATGTAATTAGTCAAGAAAGTCTTACTGGTATTCACGTTTGTAGTGGCTTGAGTAAATTCAGCCGTTCCTTCAGGATCTTGATTAGTTGAAATTGAAGTCAACTGAGCCGTAAGGTTAGTGATTCTTCCGTTAACTTTATTTTGAAGTTCAAGAATTAAGTAATCCATAAATGGTTGCATCGCAGGATCACTTGCGGTTTTGATAGCCCTTTCACCATTTGAGAATCCAGAAAAAGACAATAATGAAAGTCCAGTTGAAAGGGTTCCAGTCGGTTGAACTAAAATCTCAATGTCTAAATTCATTACGTACGGAGGAGGAACTGGATCGTCTTCTAGAACTGCTGTAATTGCTTTAATGACTGCAAAGTCTGAACCATTAGATACGATGAACACTTGATTTGGTGCAATATAAAATGCAGAAGTAGGGTCGGTTAATTTAAGAGCTGTTACGCCTGTAGCAATGGCTGAGTCGGTCACGACGGTTGGACTTAAAGGAGATCCACCGAAACCTGAAACTAATGTGGTTTCTGCCGTAGCTTGGTCCGTCATTAATTGAATCTCGTTAATAGGATCCACAATTAAAGGGCTTCCGTCGAATTGAGGAAGTCGAATAACATCAGTTGCCGGCATAGTTGGTTGAATCCTACCTCCAGCTAAATTGGCACAACTTAAAACATCGGCTTCAGTTATAGGAGCTGCGACGTAATTACCATTTAATAATTTGCGTTCAGCATCGTATTTAACAATAATTTGATCATTGTAGTAATCAAAGAATGATTTGAATGCAGAGTCTACTAACGCTAATTCAGCGGCTCTTGCTTGTTGCGCTGCAATTTGAGCCGTGAAAGTTTCAGCAGCTGCAGTAGCTTTAGCTGATTCCTTTTTCATTTGCGCAATTTGTTCCGGCGTTAATGTTGGTCCTGGCATATTAAATCCTTACGGTTGAACTTTTACGGTCTGAGAACCTACAGTTGATAGCAACGGAGCCTGAGGAGGCGATGTTGGAGCTGCGAGGTTTCCTAAATGGGTATGCGAATTAAATGCTGTAGCCAATTCAGTAAACATAGTCACGAAGTCTGAAACAGAACTTCCTAAATCAATCATTTCACCTTTTATACTAATCTTTCCAGACGCTCCATCAATTAAAACTTCAGAAGCTCCTGCTTTAATCGATATTTTATTTCCAGTTCCATCGAACGATCCAACAACTCCACCTTTAGTTGTAAATTCAACTTTATCACCTGCGCCATCCATTGTCACGGTTAAACCAGATTTGAATGTAGTTGAGATCTTCTCAGTAGTCCAGGCTTCAGTAATTACAGCAGCATCATTAGCTTTAAATTTACCTTCAGTGGCCGATCCACCTTTCATTGTACGTTTATATTCACCTTTATTATCGATCAAGGTTTCCATGCCATTAAAGCTTTCAATGAATCTAGGTCCATCTGCTTTTTTAGCACCGACTTGTTGGTTTAATCCACGAGCCATTCCTACAATTACAGGATATGCATCGTGACCTTGAATGAATTGGACGTAAACTAAATCGCCATCATTATCTGATAACTTAGTCTTTGATATATCTTTTGAAGCTTTAGTTAAGGTTCTTTCTGAGTAATTAGATCCATCTAAATATGATGCAAGTCTACAAAATGAAAGAGTTTGACCTGAAGCTTGGCCTCCTAAAATAATGCATTCATATAATACTTCAGGATTCTTTGAATTCTTAGAGATGTTTTTATCATCATCAGTATACAAAACATCGATGATCATACAACGATATAGCGCAAAGTCTTCACGGTGATTTCCAGCATTAGAATATACTGGAGTATTAGATGATTGAATGGCACCATTTGCACGTTGTTTCATTATTTAGTTCCAGTGTTTCCTTTCGTAAATTCACCTGCACCAGAGAATTCTACGTTTCTTGAAGAGAATCCTTTCTTAGCTCTTAAATCAGATTCTTCAAAGCCTCTAGTTACGCTTACTTCTTGAACCCATGAACAAGATCTATTTTCTTCGACTGTAAACGAGTCAGTATAGCCTTCGATATAATATCTTTTAGTTGACAAATAAGGAACATCATCTTTAAACTTTAAGCAAATACCTACTCGAATATCATTAGTTCCTAATTTTGAAATGGATCCAGTTTCAGCAAAAACCATAGCATTCCAATAATCATAAAGAATCTCATTAAACTCAATTAATTGAGCCTGGTCCGCTGAACCATTTCCAAGTTCTTCATTTTTAACAATTGAATCTACCGTAACGTGCATCGGTCTAAAACCGTGGCGACGAATTGAGGCATAATTATTCTTAGGGTAATCTTTTCCTAATAACAATGAAATATTATCTTCGGTATTAATCATGCTTGTAGATACCGTGGCCAAAAATGAGTTGTATCTATTATGATCATCTTCACCTAAATCGAAGTCGTATAGATCAATTGCAGGAACTACCACCGCTGGAATATCTTTATATAGTTTAATGTTCACTGCATTTTTTGAATATTTATCTTGATCAATCCCCCAAGGAATTGGTCTGAAGTTTAGTCTAGGTTTATTATTTGAATCCATCTCGCAGAACAGTTCATGGAAGGCTGGAATACTTAAACGCTTTAATTGTTCCCAAGCATTTCCTGAGAGGTAATCTCCAGGCTTATCTACAGCAATACCTGCACCAGTTACTTCAGGTTGGAATGTATTTGGAATTGCACCCCAAAATGTACCTTTAGTCAATTGCGTCAAGTTATATCCTAAGTCGATCAACATCTCTTTAGGAAGTAACCACTGAAGTCCAATTGAGAGTAAACTCTTGTTGTCTCCAACTTTAGCACCAGGTAGATTTTGTGGGAAATAGAATAAATCATGAACAGTCTTAATAGCTTGATGAATCCTAACGTTCCCTACCACATTCAATTGGGTCTGAGCGATTGAGTCTAATAATATTTTGTCGTATTGAAATAGGTTGTGCCAAATTTCAGTCTCTTCATAGATGATTCCAAAGTCTCTACCTGTAACCGTAAAACCAATGTCTATAGATCTATTTTCTTGAGCCGTTCCAGTCACGCCAACTCTTTCGATATATCCAACACATCTAATCTTCTTAGCTTCTGCAAGTCTTGGCTTTTTAGGTGATACTTCTTGGGCAAGTTCTAAGTCTCCATCGGTTGACATATAAATCAAACACCAAAATCCACGTTTAATAATATCTTTCCAATCATTACTTCCGTAATTTGGTGAATTAGTCAATGTAATACTGAATGCACCTGCAGCGCTTCCCATGTTCTTTGAATATGATACATGCTGAACTTGACTTGAAATATCTAAACGAGAAGCCGAAGCAAGTTCTGCATCTGAGATCTCTCCATCCGTCAAATTATTCTTCCAAGGATAAACAATGACCTTGCATTGAGATGTAACATCTTTAGTTTCATTACTATACTTGTATTTATTTTGTCTAGCCATTATTTATTAATCCTATTTGTAACACTACCATCTGGCATTTGAATTTTATTGATATTAGTATTCGTAATAGGAGCTTCTTTCATTGCCTTTCCTACTTCTTTACCAATATCTTTAGCTAATCCAGATTTACTCATTGTAGCGTGTACTTTCTTTTCAATTTCTTCGTCGCTCATTCCAATGAAGCCTTTACCTTCATCTCTGCGTTTTTTAGCGAATTCAACAACTCCAGATTCAGAAGTCATGTGTGCAACTTTAGCTCGAGCAGCTCTTCCTTTACCCGACCAATCAGCCATCTTCTCACCTAGAATACCTGAGTTCATCGCTCTACCAGAACCTTCTGCAAGGTCTCCAGCCCCTTTAGTCAAGCCGCTCTCGTTAACTGCTCCTGCGACACTATCAACTCCGATAATTCCTTGATTGTCTGAACGCACTAAAGCGTTTCGACCTTGAGCTGTTTGTTTACCTAAAGCTTCCATTAAATTCGTATTGATATTACTCAACAATTCAGTTTGACCAGATAAACTCTTATTGATTGTATCGAGTCTAGATAAAGACGGATCTTCTCCTTCTTTCATCTTCTTCAATTTTTCATCAAATTGTTTTTGGCTCATTTGTTTATTTTGAACTTTTTCAAGCATCATTAAAGCATCAAAACCTTGATCGCCTTTAGTTCCAAATACGTTGTTTGCTAAATTATTCATACCGACCATTTGATCGCTACTCTTAACGCCGCCGACACTCTCACCTGCTTTTAGACCGCCTGAACTTTTTATTTGATCTAGTATTGCGCCCGTACGTTTACCTGCTCCAGTAAACATTCCACCGTTTTCCATATTGTCTAATAAATCTTTATTATAGCCACGCTTCTCAAGTTCTCCACGGTTTTGACCCATGATTCCACCTGATGACATTGCGTATTTAGTTCCGCCTAAAGTACCGCCTCCAATTCCAGAACGAGCAAATGCTGTTTGTAAAAATGCACTGTTTTCACCAGTTGCACCTTTAACTGCTGAATCCATTCCTGCGAACGTTTTAGCAATCAATTCCGGCGTGCGTTGACCATCTTTAGTTAATTGAGCCATTAAATTTGTGATTTCGTCCGTATTAGCCGTTCCTGCTTCGTTGATTGAAGTTAATAATTGAACTGCTGATTGTAAGTAAGGACCAATTGCATCTTCAATACCAGATGCAAATACTGAAGCTTGTAATTTCATTTGAGCATCATTGGCACCTTCACCACCTTTTTGGCCTCTAAGTTGCCCGGCGATTCCAGTCATAGTTCCACCTTGAAGGCCATAAGCTCTTTCAAAGGCTGCTTTTCTCATTTCAGTTTCGTTACCACTTCCTTGACGGCCTAATGTGGAAGTAGCGTCGTTTCGTCTTTGAATCATGTCTTGTTCGGTTAATCCTACTCGAGCGAGTTGTTCAGGCGACCCGAAGTTTTCATCGCTGACTCCTAAGCCTTTTAATTGGTTTCTTGAACCAGATCCGCCCACATATTGATCACTAGAGGCTTTCCCTTTACTGAGGGCATAACCAATCGTGGCGGCTGCAGCCAATGCCGGAATCATTCGAGCAATTCCTAATACCGAATCCATTATTCCACCGGTATTGTTTTTTGTGTCTTTTGAACCTTTTTGAGCTTGGCCTAAGTCTCTACCTAATTTGGCTTGAACTTTATATGCTTCTAGAATCTTTTTACGTAATTCAAGTTCCTCTTTAGAACCTTCAACCATTTTTTGTTGTTCTTTAACTGCAGCTGAAATCTCGGCTCGGTTATCTTTAAGCTTTTGTTTCATTAAGCCTATTTCTTTCTTCATTTCACCTTTAAGGAACTTCTTATCTTCAGCTGAAAATATAGCTACTTTGGAGCCTTTAAGGTCCTTGACTGATTTACCGATGTCAAGTATACTTTTCTTTACATCAGATGTATCGGCTGTAATTTTTAATTGAGTGGTCACTAATCATCTCCCATGACGTCGGATGGACTGAAGGAAACTGAATCCTCTAACTCGCTTAACGTCTTCTCTCTAATTTTATCTTCTTTAGCTATCTCTGCATCAGCCCACGCCGCAAAGTCGTCTACGTTGTCGGTTGCAATGTCTAAAGACTGTTCAAACGCGATTCTGGCTTCTTTAGAATCATTAAATTGATGAGCGTAAAACTCGATTAATAGTTCTTCGACTGTATAGTCATCCCAAATAGGATCTTTTAAAAGTCTATGAGTCTTGGAAGCTAAGACAAATTTAGCGTATCTGATCAAGTCTGACATATTATAACGATCTGGAAGTTGACTTATGCGATACCCTATATATTTGATACCTTTATAAGGATCAACCTTCGGTTTTGGATCCGTCATTTGTACCCCAGATTTGCTTCAACCATTCATCTTCAAAGGCCAAGACTTCATCGTAAACAGCTTCAATAATATTAAAGTCACGTAATTCATAACCTAAATCTGATTGTTTCCAAAAAAGTGGGTATTCTGTCAATGTATAACGTAAGTACGCAATCATTTGATGGACTTTTAAAACACCAGCATCTAAATAGATTGGGTATTCGCCATTTAACATGGCTTGATGTTTGGCGATCATAGCTTGGTCTTTAATATTTGGGATTTTGCAGGCAAACTCACCTGCGAAACGCTTTTTAGTTACTTTGCCTTGAAGGTCAATTTCGAATTGGTGTCGAGTATCGGGTAGCTCATCAATTAAGCTATTGTTTTTGCTCATGTTTTTATCTCCAATCTAAATCTAATCTATCTGTTTGATATTATATCATGGTGGATCTATGTAGGTGAATGCTTTAGTATCAACTACTTAAAATATAGTTACGTGGTTTAGTTAACCTTATAAAGAAAGCTGGATAGTATAGTCAGGGGGTAAACATGTTTAACAAAAATATCAAAGTTACAGCCGAGAACGTCACTAGATTATCTGAAGATTTTTTGTATAACATTCTTAATGATCTTTCTGAAAATCACCCAATCTTTATATTAATAGATGCTGAACTTGATCGTAGAACTGCAATTGCAGCTGCGACTTTAGAGATTCAACAAAAAGCAGATATCGCTAAAATGGCAGAATTCCACCAATGTCAAGAAGATATTAAAGAACTATTCGAAGGTTTTCGTGGAAAGAAGACGTTGTTGTTAATTGACAAACTAGGTTCTGAATTCATGGAAGATTATGATGTATGTCATATTTCTTTTAATGTTAAGAGCTACGTCGCAAATGCTAATCAAAATTCTGAATGGTTTCATGATGACTTAGAAGCTGCGTACGCTAAATATGCACGTCTTCTTTATTATCGTATCTATGATCACTATTTAAGAATCGCTTCAGTAGAAGTGTCTGAAAGACTCCATAAACTTCTAGGAGTTTAAGATGAAATATACAACTTTATTATTGACGATGCTTTATGTCGGTTCTGTCGAACCTATGAATAACGAGATCAAAGTCCTTATTGTGGATACTGGAATTGCACCACATTCAGATTTGACGAGTGTTCAATACGACTATTCAGATAATTATGTAGATCGTACTGGGCACGGCACTCATATTGCCGGAATTGTTGCTTTAGGCAAAGATCTAAATGATCCACTGTGTCCTGAAGTCAAGATTCATTCATGTAAATATTATGATTATTTCGCTGAACTTGAAGGTATTTCTAATTGCATGAAAAGAGCTCGTAGAGAGAATTTTGATTATGTAAACATTAGTAGTAATGGTCCAGGCTATATTAAAGCAGAGCATCAATCATTTAGACAATATAAAGGTGAAGTATATGTTGCTGCAGGAAATAACGGAGAAGCATTAGGTGGCAAAGTTGTTTATTATCCTTCAGCTTATAGGTATAAACATAATATGACCAATGTTCATATGGTCCAAGCCGTTTGTAAAACGTGCAGTTATTCCAACACTCATAAGTTAGCAATTAAAGAATACGGTGATTATATTAAATCTACTTTTAATGATGGCAAATATCAGTCATTAAGAGGAACTTCTCAGGCCACGGCCATAGCAATGCATAAAGCTTTAAAGTTACGTTGTGCACAAATAAAAGGAGCACTCAATGGTAATCGATAAGATCGTTCTGTCTGCTGATAAATCATGGTGTATGGTTCACGTGGCGGATGGTCCATCGTTGAAATATGACTTTATAGCTATGGGTGTCAACCACGTCGATGGTATACAGTTGATATACATGATGCATTCTGAAGATGTAAAACTAGCATCTTAATTCTTATGTGTATAATTTTTACACAATCCCTATAATTTATTGTTCAAAGTATAGTCGCCGTTTTAGAGTGTATTCATACGACTTAACAAATTAACATGTTAAGCTTACGATGGAGGCACTATGAAAGTTATCGGATACGGTTGGATCAAATCTGGAGAGACGCTTAAACAAGGTATGGATCGTTATGGCGTTCCAGAGGAAGTTAAACCTGGTAAGAACGTCTTAGTCGCTGAAAAGTCCCTATTCAAGAATGCCAAAGAGGCGTTATCTGACTTCGAAGAAAAAACCAAAGATAAAGCGCACCGTAAAAGCGCAAAAGCTCGAGTCTTTAGGTTGGTATTACAGGAAGTATAGCCGTGGAAGTCACAGTTGCGGACCTAAGCCGCCATAAACAACTAAATAACCTCTATTGTTCCAAGTGTGACCAATTCACTATGTTCGAAGTAGAAATTGCCCTACGCCGCTTAGGCAACTTAGTTTGTCCAAAGTGTCATAAACAGATATTGGTTGACCCTGCAACAGCCATATTTCTGGATCAAATTAAAGTTCTTGACTAGTTTACTTTGCCTCTTGGGATTGTTATCATCGTCCCAAGAGGTTTTATGGCTAACAAACCAGATTGGAAGAAACTCATCATTATCGGCGTACTTGCCACCATTACACCAGGCGGATTCCTAGTTCTTGGAGCCCTGGGTCTCAAAAAACTCCTTAAAAAGAAGAAAGATCAATGAGAGCCATTATACTTATAGTGGTTCTATTTTCCGTTTCTTGCGGTGAAAAATCTCAAGTTACAGTTACCACTAACGTAACCTTTAACGACCAAATTAAACCTATTACGTCGACCGTATGCATTAGTTGTCATAACGATGGAATAAGAGACTATTCTATTTATGAAAATGCTTATAATCGTCGTCAACTTATTTATCAAAGAGTAGTGATCGATAAAAGTATGCCAGCCGGTAAAACATTAACTAACGAACAACGGGCTCTATTTAGAGACTGGTACAATCAAGGAAGCAAGGAGTAATTATGAGAATGACTCAAAGACAGTACGATGAACACGAAGATGAAGGTCACGGATACTGCACAAAGTGCGATGACATCTCTAGTGAATTAGACGCTTGTTTGTTGTGTGGACGTCCCACAGTAATTGGACTTGAGCAGGCAACAGAATTAGAACATATCGAGATTTCTGAGAATGTTGACGATGAAGAAGATGGCGAGGACGATGATTATGAAGGTGGTTCATTTTTCTAAAATAAAAAGGCTCTGTAAAGAAGGGGGAATTTCTCTACAGAGCCCATATCGTGCCAAAAGAACTTAGCACCAGCAATTACATACCGCGACCGATTCTTCCTTTAAAGTTCCAAGTTCCTTGCCATACTCCACGAGCATCAACAGAACCAGAACCACCTGCCCACTTAACACCTGAGATAGTGTATTCAACTCTATCGTCAACTGTATTATAAAGTTCCATCGTCAACTCAGGTTGACTCATGATGTCTTTAATGTTCGCTGCAGAAATCCCTAATTGAGTTGTAGAGTTTCCATCGATTTTGAACATGTTACAGCTAAAAGAAACCTTGTGAGCTGTTTCAGCATGTTCAGCAACTTCTAATTGATCTAGAACGTCAATGTCTGTAAGTTCGTTAGTTTCGTCGATGTTTACTCCACCAACGTATCCAACTTTAACACCATTGATCTTTAGGGCTGCTTTCGAACCCGTTAAAACCTTACTCATACTATTCTCCTTTACCTTCTAAAAACTGTTTAGCTTCTTCGTAAATATTCGTCTGCGTCAATAAGTTGTTTCTTTCAGCAAAATTCAACGCGTGTTCATTTCCTACTGCATCTACAAAAACGAATTCTTGAAGTGCCGTGTCCAGCGACTTCAACATTAATTGAGTTCCTGGCATAATCGTCTTAACTATATCCGTGAACTTATCGTTAGGCTTTTCATCTGATCTTCTATTGTAGAAGGCATCATCGATGGCATCACCTTTAACGATTTCACTAGTTTGATATCTAAGAGGTCTCATAACGATTAGAGGCTCTTGATTTCTTAACTTATATTCTAACAAAGCAACCATAGCAGGCATTGCTTTTTGTAGATATGCTTGAGCCGCTTGCTGTTCTGCATGGATTGCATTTGACTTTTCTAGAAGTTCCTGAAACGAATTATACGTTCCAGGAGCTCTATTATTCGATGCAATTTTAGGTGCGCCCCAATTAACTACTTTACTCATTTACGTTCCTATGCTGTTTGCTTGATGTCCCCGATCGTAAAATCGAAGAATACGAAGTCTAAACCTTGAACTGGTTTATACTCGACTTGCACCGTTGCAGTGTTTCCTACTACTGTAACAACAAATGTATCTTCGCGGAAACCTTCTGGAGCATCTTGCGAAGCAGTAATGATATTTACGTCAGGAGCATTAAGTTCACGTAGTTTATTTCTAACAACGTTTTTGATTGAACTAGCAGCACCGTTTGACACTTTTTTACCTACGAACGCAAGTTCAGCAGTCTCTCTAAGAGTTTTGCTTACGAACATCGCAGCAGCCATAACTGATCCACGGTTATAAATGAATGAATCATCAATTCCGTAAGTCGTGTTATCAACAACCCATCTAAATCCACCAGATGCTTTTTCTAAGTATAGAACACCAGCATCAATAGCTGCATCATAATCTAAACCAGGATTAAAATCACCAGCTGCAAGACCAGTTTCTGGATTTAAGAAATGACCAACTTGAATTACGTTAGGGAATTTGAAAGTAAGTGGCTCTCCAACCGCTTGACCCAATCTCATACCAGCTGCAAGGGCTGCCGTGATGTGCGGGTGCATAAACGTTTCATTACCATCAGCTGCAATGATCATACAATCTTGCATAGTGATTTGCATATATTCAGAACCAATTCCAGCGATTGCAGCAAATGCATCAGCTTTAGTTGATTTACGGATACCTGCAAAACCTTGAGCTTCTTTACGGTTTTTAGTATCGCCTCTTAATCTTAAGTGAGTATCAGCAGCAACCAATACAGCGTTAACCGTATAAGACGATGATGGATCAGTGAAACCTTGAATTGCATCAGCAACATCTTCAGAAGCGTCACGACTTACTGCTGGAAGAAGAACGTTGTAATCTTCAGATAAAGATGCAGAGAAACCTGCAGAGAAGTTTGAGTTTGCAGAAGCACCTTGAGAACCACCCACAAGGAATGTAGTTCCTGAGTCGATAATTCCAACAACTGAAACAGCTTCGATTGAAGCTTCAACTCTTCCTGAAGTATTTAGAAGTTCAAGAATCTCTCTTTGAGTTCTATATTGAATTTTTGCAGACGTGATGTCTTGAGCTGTAATTGGATCAAGCTCAATTGCAGATTTTTGAGATAGAGATACAGTGTTAAGAGTTGCAGAGTATCCAACTTGAGCGTTGATGTAATCTACAAGAGTTTTCATTGTATAGTTCTTTAAAGTAACGTTCAGGTTAGCTGAACCATCAGTTTGAGCAGTTAATGCCGTAACTAGAGTTTTACCTTGTTGAGTTGAACCAGCGATCGTCATAGTAGCAGCCGAACCGTCACCAGTATATTCTACAGTGATTACTGATTGTGCAGCGTTTTGTCCGATAGCTTCAGTTGTATCACCAACTTTAGCGATTGAGATAATTTTTTGATTAGCAGTATCACCATCAGTAACGATAACTGATAGGTCGTTTCCTTCAGCACCAAATGCAGCGTCTTTAACAGCGTAGATATTAGAAGTAGACTTCTTTAGAGCTGCCGTAGCTTGCGTAGAAGCGTTTGTTTTATAAACCTTAATAACTGATGCACCACCTACACCATTTTGCTTAGATGGACGAGCTGCAGCAACGGCTGCATCAACGATTGGACCTGAACCGAAAGTAGCAATCAAATCTGAAAGTCTTTCAGCAGCAAATTCAACAATTCCTGAAGTAACGCCAGGAGCACCTTTTGAAGATTCTCCAACGATCATTAACGTATCTGTTGCTCTTAATGGAGCTCCAGCTGAGTTGTCAACTTTTTGCTTTGAGTACGAACCAGGTTTTCTGATTGACTTAGCATTAAACGATTTCTTAATAGACATCTTAGTCTCCTTAACTTAACTATTTAAAATTTAACTAGTGCGATCTTATATGTATCTAAGGGTTCTTTATCTTTTAACCCAATATCTTTAAAGAACGCTTGAATCTCTCGTTCTTGCCATGACTTAACTAAGCCTTTACATAGGCATTCTTGGAAAAAGGCAGTAAACGATACGGATTCCGACTTAACTTCTTTAATTTCTATAGATTTTTCGGATTGCCCTTTACGTTGCTTACTCATGGGCTAATTCTATCTAAAATTATAGCCAAGCATTTTAATCAATAGGGATTGGATTAATGACGATGTTATCGATAAGAACGACTTCGTCCGATCTCCATGTATCATCGATTTTTCCACCGACTGTAAGAAATCTTGTAAAAACGTGATCGCCTACGAATTGAGAATCTCTATTAAAGTCAGATCCGTCGTATGTGGCAAGATAGAACCCTCTTTTGATAAGGTCTTTCTTTCTTGAAAGGATGAAATATTTAAGAAGGATATAAAGATACTTAGTAGTTAGGGCATCTTTCGAATGAACCCCTAAAACCAAATTAACGGCACTCGTAGTTCCTTTGACTTCATATTGTTTATAATCGAGGCTAGATTTAATATGGGCGTCAGATCCTGATATTGTTAGTTCTGCTTGCTTTTGAATAAAGAACGACTTATCACCTGGAGTATTATTAATGCCTCCTAAGATAATGTATTCAGTATCGCCGGCATCCACAAATAACATGTTCTTATAGACTGGTGACAAATCAGTAGTATCTGCAACCGTGACTTTACCAGTGCGTTCTTCATAGCTTAGGACTTCGATGTTGTCAACACGGTGAAGAGCTTGAAGTTCATCAGCATCTGCTATATTTTCTACTAGTTCTTCATAGTGGTCATCTATATGGGTTCTTTGTTTATTTTCATTATCTGCTCCAATCATAATAGAATACGCCATTGGCTGAGCGTCTACTTCATGGTAGCTAAACAGAACTGCAATTTCTTTATTGATTAAGCCTTTAATCTTCTCAATTTCAGACGCACCATATTTACGGCTTGCATAAGCTCTTGTAAGTTGAGCAAATACTGAGTCTATAATGGTTGGATTAGCTTTAATATTAGCTAAACCATCTCGGATGATTGATTCAATGATTAATTCGGGTAGTATAAAGCCTTGCATATGAGTCCTATTTTAACAATGTTTTAATGATGTTGTCCATCTCAGCTTCAACCCATTTTTCAGCTTGTTTGAAGATCTCGTAACCTTTTGAACCCGGGTGTGTCCAATCTCGTCCGCTTTCTGAAATAGTTCTCCAAGTCATATAAGTTGAAGAGACGGCTCCAGATTCATGGACCTTTTGGAACTTAGCCATATTCATTAAATTCTTCGATGCTCCATCTGGAAGTGATTTAACAACAGCTACAGGTCTTGTATTTATTCCAGACCCTGAATCTAATGGGTTTCCGTTAACCCCTTTAAATATCTCAGTAAGACTTTGAGGTTTTCCAAAAGCATTATTAGCCGACAACTTCTTGATGTCGGTAGCTAAGTCTCCAGATTGGGTTCCTCGGTGCGGATGGTGGTCAAATGGAACGTGTCCATATTTCTTACCTTCAGCATTGGTTTGGACCCACGGTTGACCAGTTCTAGGACCTACTTGAACTATCTTTTTAGACTTTAAAAGAATCTCTCTTAAAGAATACGGACCGTAACCATTTTCTAATTTATTCGCCCATTCACCTTCTAAGTGAATTAAATAACCATTGTCGCCTAACTCGGTGAATCTTAAACCTTTAAGATAGTCTTGACGATTAGTATCGGTTATTTGTTTTCTTTGGATTAAAGCCGTCATCTCAATATAAGCTGCGTGGGCTAGATTCTTTACAGCCTCATTAACTTCTGCTTCGATTTTAGGTGCTAGATTTTCTAGGGTTTTCCCTAATGCTTCAGCCCTAATTTTAAATGATATGTCCGACATACTTAAATTATATCAATCTAAGAAGTCCTTCGTAATCTTCAATGCCGACTTATAAAGAAGAACGGTCAAGAATACTGTGTGGAAGGTATCATTAGACCATAGTAGTCTAAATGAGACAACACTTACCACAATTGTGATTAAAATTATAGTCAAGAATGGGGCGATTAATGGTTCGGCCACCTTGATTGCATTGGCTTGTAACTTTTTAAGATATTCAATCATATAGTCCTCGAGGTCGATGTCGGTAGGAGTTGCACCTACATCTCGGGTTTAAAATCCCACGTCCTACTATTTGAACGACGACATCGATATTAGTTAAATCTTGGATCTTTTTCTAACCAGTTATTGATTAAACCTGAGCAATACTTTTTCAACTTTGAATCATCGTATTGTTTAGATATCTTAATCTCGCCAGTTTTGAATGCTTGGAATAGTTTTTGACGAACTACTTTACGTACGTCTTTGTCTACTAATTCCTTAAGCTTTTGGCCTTCAGCAGGTTTGTTGTTTAATGCGGACATTACATAATTGTAAATCGCATCTTTTTGAGAGAGTTTAGAAGGTTCAGTTTTTGTTTCAACTGGTTGTTCTTGGTTATCCATTGTAATCCTCCTAGGATTCGTTTAATTCATTTTAGCTTTAACTATTTTAATTGTGAACTTTTACGTAGAACCTCTTGAAAAATATCTTCATAAGATTTATACGTATGGTGAATTGGATCATAGACATCCACCATTATTTTAGGAAGTTCAGACTTTTTAAAAGCTTCTATAAACATCTTTTGTTCGTCATCTTTTTTAGAGAAGTCGAAAGATAGTCCATCATCTTCTAAGATCGATGTATCTGAAGTAGTCAATAGAATCAACCTAGTGTTGAAAGCTGCTTTATAGTTATCTTTAATGAATCGTTTTTCAATGTCGAAAACGTATTCACCTGGATACTTTCTATAAAGTGGTGCATAAACCATTTCACCTAAGTGCGTTCTATCGAAAATCAAAGGAGCACTTGTACTTAAGATGTTGAACATGGTCATGTTTGCGATTTCTTGATAAATGTATCTAGCCAGATTTTCATCAGATAAATCTAAATGTAGTTTCATTTGAGCTCTATCTTCTGGCTTATGGTTGTACATACCTTGATTGTCTAACATGTACTTAGAACTACTCTTTAAAACTCTAGCTGTTTCTAAGTCTCTTGGAAGAACTTTAGGCTTATCTCCATGAATAACTAAATGATATCCAAACTCTTCTTGGAGTCTTTTAATTAATGATGATTTACCTAAGCGATCAATTCCATCAATCATATATTTCTTATTCACTTACGATCTCCGCTTGAACGTTAATTTTCTGTTTAATTTCGCCCTGAGAATCGACCCAATCAGTCGTACCTACGCATTTTACATAAACTAATTGTCCAGGTTTTACTGTTTTCATAAAATTATGAATAGCTGTGATCCCTAGTATTTTGATTAATCCTTTATCTGGACGGTTATATACATAATCAAATCCAAATTTACCTTTAACTTTTTCTACGTACGTTCCTACGATTCCAAACGGCATGTCCTGTATTTTTGAAGCTTGCATAATTATCTCCCTAGCATTTTAAGGATCTTATCTTCATCACGATCATAGATGTGAAGATTATGTACGTAGTGAGTATAATTGCCAACTTTTAAGTTTGGGTAAACATCTTTTAATTCATCAACCATTTTATGGATTAAACTAATAAACCATGGAAGATCATAAACCAGTCCAAGAGTTAAATCATTAGATCTCATGTTGATGGTTAAATTTAACTTGTCTTCTCGGATCATAAAGAATCCATGTAAAGTACAAGTTTGATCTTTATTACCAATCCATTGGTGTTCAGGTAAACTAAATCTTAGAATAGCTTGCCTAGAGTCTTTATCGGCTATCAAAGATAATTTAGCCCATTCCCATGGAGTTCTTAAACCCTCTTCAGTTAACGTAGAGATTTCATTGATTTGAGACTGTGTGAGATATTGATTCTTATCTGCTTCATCTTTAATTTCTTTGAAGGCCTCAGCCATTTCAAATGTGGGTTTACCGTGTGATTTGTTCTTCCATATAAGATAACCGTAAGCTGAGTTAACTGTTTGATCTGGATTAGCTAATTGAAGCCAAAACTTAGATGCTTTACCAAAAGCTTCAACTGAGTTATCGCAGCTCTCGTATAAATCGAATTCTTTTTGAGAATAGGATTCAATCACTTTATTCCTGGCCGAATCTTTTGTAACTACTGGTTCCACAATTGGATTAGTGATTGTAAACTGATAATTTAGTTTCTCACGAACTTTTTGTCCTCTGGGTGCAGATACGTATTCTGGATTATCGTATACGTCCGCTAATGTGCCTAAATACGCTTCATGTACAGTATTGTATGTTCTCATATTACTCCTAGAATTTTCCAGTTGAACCAAAGCCGCCGTTGCCACGTTCAGTCGAATCTTGAGACTCGAAGTGTTCGTTTGTCACTTCTCTAAGTGAGACTAGAGCAACTGGTAAAATAACCATTTGAGTAACCTTTTCGCCAGGCAAAAAATGCCTAATGTCTTGCCCAACATTGTGAATGTTAAGATGCACTTCACCACGATAATCGGAGTCTACAACGCACGCACCAACGAACAGCGACTTAACTGCAACGCCTGATTTGTTGAAGAAAATACCGGCATATCCTTTAGGAATCACCATCTTTATACCGGATGGGATGTTGATAGATTCGCCTGGTTTTAGCGTGAAAGATGGTTGATCGAATGGGATATAAAAGTCCAGTCCGGCTGAATCTTTTGTACCTCTAGTTGGTGTTTTAACTTCTCTGACTTTTGTGATGATCATAGTTACCTCGCAGTCGTTATTATTCCAAGTTATTGTGAATAAGTGAATGAACTGTCTAATCGTCAAAACTATGTACATCGCGATCGTCTAAGTAATAGACAACTGAAAAACTTATGTACAGAATTACTAATCAAGTTACAATAACAACTGTAGGGGGTTCTACAATGTATAACAAAAAAGAGTCTGCATACTCGTACTTAAACGCAATCGATTCAGGTCCATTACTCACTAGAGAACAAGAAGAACATTTAATCAAAAACGTTGAAGTCTTTCAAAAAGAGATTTTAACAAATCTTCTAGTGACTACGTATGCTCGAAAAGAACTTAAGACTTATTTGATGAGTCTTGATTCATCTGGAGAATCTATTATAGATATCTCTAAGAAACTCGATGAAGATTCTAGTAAGTCTCTTCAAGACGAAATCTTATCTAAATTCAAATCTCTTATTTCAGAATTGGACAACGGAGATGTTGAGTTCTTAACTACAACATTAAATGATGTATCTTTAACTGGAACAATTATCCATGGCGTAGTTACTGAGATTAAGAAGAAATACGTTAAGATTCAAGATGCTGAAGCTAAATACATTACAATTAAACGTTACTTTTCAAAAGAGTCTGATGAAGAAATTCGTCGTCAAATTTTAAATAACGCCCCAGAATTAGGGCTTCGTTTAAAACTTGAATTCAATCTTAATGATATTAGATTGACTAATAAATTAAATGAATGGAAGCAGTCCCTTAACGAGCTTAACGACGTATATAAGACACTTAACATTCATAATATTGACGAAGTTAAGTCGATCTTTGGAAACATTGCTTCATTAGAATCTCAAGCATCTCAATACAAGAACAAGTTAATCACGAAGAATCTTAGACTTGTGGTTTCTAGAGCAAAGAAGTTCGTGAATAAAGGTCTTGACTTTGATGACTTAATTCAAGAAGGAAACATTGGCTTAATGAAGGCTGTTGATAAGTTTGATTCGTCTAAAAAGACTAAAGTATCTACTTATGCAACTTGGTGGATTGATCAAAGTATTCGTAGAGCTATTTCAAATAAGGGTAAAACTGTTAGAGTTCCTACCCACATTGAATGGATGGAGACTAAGTTAAATCAAGCAACTCAAAGACTTCTTCCTAAACTTGGACGTCCG